ATGAGCATTGATTTACCAAAGCATTCAAGGACTATCGCATTGGCTCTCTTGTCACAAGATGAGTTCAATGAGAAGTTATCGACCAATGACGAATTGAAATGGGGCAAGAAAGGAAGCCTCAGTGTCAACATCAGAAAAGGTACTTACATCAATTGGGAGACAGGAAGCCAAGGTGGAATGGTTGATCTAATCAAGGAACACCACGGGAGTGATGTGAGTGGCTTTCTTGACAGTTTAAACCTAGATCAAGCAATCGTGCCGAACATATCAAACAAAGGGAATATAAAAGAGATGAACACACCAGCTAAGGCATTCTCACCTCAGCAAATGAGAGAAGTCACCAAAGATTGTGAATATCGTACATTCAGCCATGATCAACAAATGTTGGTGGCACGATGGAAAGATAAGAAAATTCGACCTTATCATAAGAAGGGTCATGCATGGCATTTGGGGCGACCTGAAGGCGATATGCCACTCTTTATCAGTGAAGGCAGTGATACATTGCCGATCTTGATTGTAGAGGGCGAAAAAGCCTTTGAATTGGTATCAGAAAAGAAAATGTACCCCGGCAAGATAGTCACTTGGCATGGCGGTTCAAACAGTTACGACAAATCCGATTGGTCGGTGATCGAGCAAGATCGAGCATTCATATATCCCGATAATGATGAGGCTGGATATAAGGCAGCACTCGGCATTAAATCAATTCTTGAGTCTCACCACAAAGAAGTGACAGTGGTGAAGAATCCAAACACTTGGAATGATAAGGATGATCTGGCCGATCATTTGGATTGGAAAATGAATCTTTATGAATACGCAATGGATAATCCATATATGCCTGAGAAGCCACCCATTGATCCAAGGCGGATCAGGCTGATTCATGCAACCGAGGCAATGACTAACCTTGAGCCACCCGATTGGGCGATTAAGGGTGTATTAGAGAAAGATTCACTCACCCTACTCTATGGCACTGCGAAGGCTGGTAAATCATTTGTATCGATCAGTATGGCTGCATCCATATCAATGGGTACGCCTTGGTATAACCATAAGACCAATAAAGGCTTCGTGGTCTATTTGGCTGGTGAGGGTCAAAGGGGTATTGGCAGAAGACTATTGTCTTGGCAGAAATTACATGGCTATGATCTTAAAAAATCGGGATTCCATTTCTCTAATAGAGGCGCACATTTATTAAATGATGATGAGGCGATATTGCTCCGAGATGAGATATTAACATTGCAGAATCATTACGGGGAACCACCAGCTGCAATATTCATCGATACATTGGCAAGGAACTTCGGTGCCGGGAATGAGAACAGCACTGAAGACATGAATCGATTTGTGGCATCCATTGATCGTTATCTAAGAGAAGAGTTTGGATCAGCTATTGTGTTGGTGCATCACACAGGCCATGAAGCAGCAACCAGAGCCAGAGGGTCATCGGTTTTGCCAGCTGCGGTGGATTGGTCGTATCAAGTGACCAGAGAAGATGATCCTGAATGCACCATGTATCTCGATTTCGAGCAGACATTAATCAAAGATGGTAAACCGATGCCAACCAAGCGATTCCAATTTCAAGAAGTTGAATTGATCGAGATGCAAGATGAGGATGGATTACCGACAACATCCGGGGCATTGAAGGAAGTCAAGTATGTGGAGAAGCAAAAGTCTAAAAAACTCGGCAAGAATCAGAAGATCGTGAAGGAAGCCATTGAGAGCCTACACTTCAATAAGGTGGCTGAGGCACGAAAAGAAGGAAAGGATATTGCTCACATCAGAGTCAGTGTGGATGAGCTGCATGAGCAATTAAAAAGCAAATTAACGGGCAATGTCTCCGATATTCGCAAGAAAGCATTAGAGGCACTAATTAACAATGAAGAAATCGGAGGAAATGATGAAATTGGCTATATACCAGCAGATGTACAGCAATTCTAGCAAGAAACCTTATATATATCGCTATATTAGAATAGTTCTAAAAAGAGATATAAAAAGATATATAAATGATATAAATCGTATAAAAGGCAAAACGTATTCTTGGCTCAAATCGATATAAAAGATATAAAGTGTCTAGAGACTTTATATCTTTATATCGTGCCGAATATATAAAACTTATATTTATATCGTGCCTAAGAAAATAACATCCAGACCGCCCCTTTCTGTCCAAGCAGAGGAAAAACGTGCTGAGGCAATTAAATTCAAGTTTGATGTGTCAAGACGTTGGGGTTTTGATCGATTGCTGAAATGCATCACTAAGGATCTATTGTCTAGGTGGATGAAGCAAGAACACTTAATGAATCAAGTCATCAGCACCACCAGCTATGAAAAAATGTATGAAGTGAGTATGGCTTATATCAGAGGCTTAAATGCCATAGAGCAGAATGCATTGGATCGAGGCTTCAAAGAATTACCCAAAGATGTATGGCAAGTCGATTGTCCTGTTGAGGGTTACAAGGACTGGAAAATATTTGTGGCTCTATCAGAGAACGGATTACCCGCTGCATGTGCCATGAGTCATAACGAGCCACAAACCATGTACTACTCCGTTAGAGAATTGATCGCCATGAATGAAGAAGCATTCAAACTGAAACTGAAGATGTTGCCTGAGTTTGGTCATACCGAGATCATTGAAATGAAACCAACGAGTCAAAAAGACATTGATGGCTGTACCCCACATGATGAGGTTATCTGATGCCTGATATACGATCTCTGACTGGGACAGCTGGCGAGCTATTGTGTGCATCTTATTTGGCTTTTCGAGGCATGAACGTCTATCGACCCATGACACCATCTAGGCGTGATCTATTAATCTATAACCCCGATAAGAATTTCTTCTATGGGGTTCAGGTAAAGACACAGAGAGGAATGAACGAGCCAAGAAGAAAAGACAACAGATATCGGTTCAGCTTTTTTAAACGTGGGCGACCCTACTCCACATTCGATGTGCCAATCTTTTGTATGGTTTCATCCGACCTACAGCTGATGATCTTTGATATCAACGATGGCAGCAAAGACAGCTACAACATCAAGGAGCATGAGTTTACGAAAGCGAGACAATGTGAATCATTTGATGAACTCATGAGCAAATTGCATTATCATGATTAATATATACATCAACTTAGGGATATAATGCCTATTAAGTTTAAAGACACAGAAGAATCCTATGATCGAAGGACGGGCAAGACCGCGATCACTTATAACTATATGAAAGCAACACCCAAGAAAGATTTGTTTGATTATATTAATTCACCCAATGCCAAGCCGAAGAAGATACATAAATGCATTCAAGAACTGACAAGGCGAGGCATCAAGATTCAATGGAGAGATAAAGAATGAGCATAGACACTGATGAAGTCATCAACGAGAGAGGCAAGCATTACGGAATACCGGGAGAGTTCTTTGAGCAGTTGAGCCTAGTATGGACAGGCTTAATGAGTAACAAACTCAAGCAAGGACAATCACTATCCAAGGAAGAATGTGTTGCCATGTTTATATGCATGAAGGGATTGAGAGCATTCAACAACCCCGGTCATCTTGACTCATGGGTTGATGCTGCTGGATATGCAGACATCGGCCACGCATTGAGCGAGATCAAACGAAACAAAACAAAACAACGAGATCAACAACTATTGAATGATGCAGAAGAACGACAAGGAAAAGATTCAATTTATCTTGGTTGAGTCTGTTGAATCAGGCAAATCAAGTTACGAGACAGCGAAACAATTAGACATGGCTCCAACTACTGTGAGGCGATGGGCTAAGAAACAGGGGCTGACCTTTAAAGGAAGGTTTAGTGCTAACAACAATCTGAGGAAAGGCAGAGTCAATAAGCTATGGAATAAGTAATGGATATAACATTAAAAGCAGAGATCAAAGAAGTCACCAGAGGGTTGACACGATTACAGAAGAAGCAGATCCCATTTGCAACATCAGGGGCGTTGAATGACGTTGCTGCCACAGCTGCTGGTAAGGGCAGACTGAAGTCACCATTTAGTTTACCAAACATGGCAGAAAGTATGTTCACTGGTGGTGCCGTGGCTGGAACGAAGTCTGGTTTTTTGTATGGGAAATCACATAAAACAAGACTGACCTCATATGTTTATGCAAAAGATTATCTGAATAAATATTTGAAGTATCAGGTGTTGGGAGGGGTCAGAACACCAGACGGCTCATCAAAAGTAATGGTGCCAACAAAACATTCACCAAAAAACCAAAAGGGGAACATAACAAGGGGAAATCTAAAAAAATTCTTCAATAATGAAACTAAATATTTCACGGGCATACCCAAGGGGTTCAGTAAAGATGAAACAATGAATGGAGTTTGGCAAAGATACGGAGGCAAGAAATCTCCGAAGATTAAGATGATCGCCAGATTTGTGGACTCTGTAAATTACAATCCAAAGTTCCCAATCGTGAACCTTGTCTCTGATGTTGTAATGTCACGCAACAAGACAGGATTCAGGTCAAGATTTGAAGTTTGGTTAAAGCTGGCACTGAGAACCGCCAAATGAGTAGGTTCTTTCTAGCGAAATCACTAAGGGTGTTTCTGTCT